GTTTCGTTGGTGCGTCGAGTTTGCCGTTCAGCGAGTATCGTCGCCGGCCAGGTGATCGCGTAGGACTCAACTGGCGTATCCCGAACGTTCATGGCAAGCGCGCAATCCGTCACGTGGTCTACGATACCAACTGGTGGAAGTCGTTTATCAATGCTCGCCTTCGTGTCTCTATGGGCGATCGCGGCTGCCTGTCGCTCTTTGGCACAAACGCCGAAACGCATCGTATGTTCGCCGAGCATTTAACCTCAGAGTACTTCATCAAGACCGAGGCCCGCGGCCGAAGCGTTGATGAATGGAAGCAGCGTCCGGAACAGCCCGACAACCACTGGTTCGACTGTTTGGTTGGTTCAGCGGTCGCGGCCTCGATGCAAGGATGTGTTCTTATTGGAACCAATACTATTACGCATTTGAGCGCTGGCCGAGTCAGTTTTAGAGACATGCAAAACAGAAAACGATTCTGATGTTTTGTAAATCAAAGCGGATCGACTGGCGAGGTGGCAATCGACACTCTACCTCTCTTGCAGAGACGCCCACGCAACAAAAACGCACAATGAGGATTCGAGCTTACGCACCAACGCAGAACTTCGGAGTAACTAGATTCTATCCATCTGAGTGTTCCGAAGAGATGTGCAGAAAGGCCCTTTCAGTCACGCTGGGGACAGTCAGTTATTCTGGGGGCCTGTGCCAAAATGAAACCGGGTTAGGCAATTAGTACGATGCAAAATTCCTTAGTCATACCGATGATCGTGACATGTATGTACGATTGTTGAGGTAGTTGACTGGTTTCAAGTGAACAAGCTTAGTGTTGAATCCGTAAACGGGGACGGAAGCGAATCGAGAATGTTACACCAAAAAACAACGCGAGGAATTACGATCATTGTCCAGTGGCCAACACATGACTAAAACATCATCCGGATTTCGCCCCAGCATGGACCTGGTGCCTTCGAAGCACATTATGGCGGTAAATATCCGCCAATTGCGTAAGGCAACAGACGCGGCCTTAGTGAAGTCTTCCAGTGATCGACGATTGTGTTGATATGTTCGCTTCCTACTCCACTAGCCGCGTCGCGTAAACCGTCCACCTTTCTCTCAGAATTAGTAACAAGTTCGATACTAGCTTCAGCAATATCGACACCATCTGAAATAACCGAATATAGTCGATTTGCGAGGTGCTCATTCCACCTCTCTCGAACATGGTCAATGACGGTTCGCAATACTATAAGTTGGCGTAGTCGAACCGGAGGATAGCCAACTTGTTTCAGGCATTCCTTTGCAAAGCCCGCATCGCCGAAGAGGCGAAACAATGCGGAAATTGAAAAAGCCCACTGAAAGAAAGCAGGTTCGATTACGGGATAGACCTTTTCGTCGATCTCGTGATTAGTTAGTGCCTTTGGGTCTAAGAACCCATTTTTAGCGAACCACTGCTCCAAAAATACACCGCACCACCACGAAGCCGCAGAGCAGTCGGCGTCGAATTCAAGTACCTGCCGATCAAATACTCCAGATTCAGAATGTTGATTCCAGGTTAGTTCATTCATCAAGCAAGAGCCCTGCTGAGCAGCAAGAAAGTCGATATGCCCATGAGCGATATGGACTAATTCATGTCGTAGTACAAATCGAAGGGCCTGTTTAGCACAGGAATCTGCAAACCATCGACGTTTTTCGCACCGCGGAGTGGGTTGAAGAACATTTGGGTTTGTTAGTAGGCTCAGAGGATCTACGGGTAACGTTGGCAATTCAATTTCTAGTTCCGGCTCACCTACCTTGATAAGAATTCGAGGGTCGGCGAAGACTCGGCAAAACAACCCGTCAATTGCTTGAAGCAATCCAAGGTAGAGCCCAACACAAGCTGTTCCATTTTGATCTCGAAGAGCTACGGCATTGAATTCATGATTTGCAATAAGACCAAAAGAAGGTCGGAATTCGCAATTTGCCTCCGACGACAAAACTTTGGCATGGTTTCCCAGCCAACCAAAATACTCAAGTAGTCGCGTTTCGAGGTTGGCTGGCAGAAAACCCGAACGGTAAGCACCTCCGTAATCTGCAACTGCTTGATCGAACTGCTCAATTTCAGTCATGAATTGCCTTCCAAATCAAGTGACGATGACACGTTGCACGGAGATTCTATGCCGAATCTGAGTCCGACTGCTGCATGCGTATTCACCAGAGTATCGTGTATCTGCGATATATCGGGAAGGGCTTCGATGTAGTCGCACAACTGGTCCGGCAATTCAGTGCCATAAGAGTTAATTCTCGATGTTGCCGATATACCTAGTAAGTGATTCTTCCGGGTATCGAAGGTAAAGCTGAGGTCCGTAAGGAGCGAATGAGCTTTACTGAAATGCAAAAGCGACGCCGGACCAAATAGTTCTAGGGGATTGAATCAAAAAAATCTTCTCGTTCGTCCGTCAATCTACATGTGAACCGGGTATTCCTACAGATAGAAGTCCACGTCTTCAATCTTAGGTAGGCCGTTAGCATGTCAGATAACTTGCAAGAGACGATTCGCGAGAGTGCGAAAGCACCTGCTAAGGCCTCGGGAGATGCCGGAAGCGTCGAGCAGCACAAGCTCACCGAGCAAATCGCTGCAGACAAGTATCTGGCGTCCAAGGCGGCCGCCTCTAAGCCGAAACGTGGCCTTCGATTTAACAAGCTCGTGCCACCAGGTGCGGACTAATCGTTCACGCCTGATTGAGCTTGTTTCTATAGGCAGGGGTGTCGGGTTTAACAGAAGGGATTGATTCACGGATGTTTAAGTTGTTGTCAGGGATTCTGAGCAGGAACGGCGATCGTAAAGATCGGTCGCTCGTCCGTGGACGCTCGGCCCGACACCCCTGGTCGTTAGTGAGAATGCTGGGGCGCTACGACGCTGCGACCACCACGATCGACAACGTTCGCCACTGGGCGGCCGCAGACGGACTATCGGCTAGTGCGGCCAATAGCCCTGAAGTACGCCGCACGCTACGCAACCGTTCGCGGTACGAGATCGCCAACAACTCATATGCCCGAGGTATCTCGTTGACTCTTGCTAACGACTGTGTTGGTACTGGACCTCGATTGCAGATGCTAACTGCGGATGCGTTCGCCAACCGTTTTGTTGAGCAAGAGTTCTTTGCTTGGGCTGATGCAGTTGGCCTCGCAGAGAAGCTACGCACGATGCGGCTCGCTCGTGTTTCAGACGGTGAATCGTTTGGTTTGCTGACCAGTAACCCGAGAATTGATTCGCCAGTTCTACTCGATTTGAAGCTGGTTGAAGCTGAACAGGTCACATCGCCCATATTGGCACTCGATAGTTATCGCTACCTCGATGGCATTCGCTTCGATGAGCACGGAAACCCAATTTCGTATGACGTACTTCGAGAGCATCCTGGCGATGACGCGTTCTCGTTGACTGAGAATTACGACACCATCGATGCCAATTCCGTCCTCCATTTCTTCCGCAGTGATCGTCCAGGGCAGATCAGGGGTATTCCCGACATCACGCCGGCGCTACCACTTTTTGCACAACTGCGACGATTCACTCTGGCTGTATTGGCGGCTGCCGAAACAGCAGCTGATTTCGCTGGGATTCTTTACACCGACGCGCCGGCTGGTGGCGAAGCCGATGCCGCTGAACCGTTCGAGCCAATCGAACTGGAGAAGCGATCTCTACTAACGATGCCCGGCGGTTGGAAGATGGCTCAGATGCACGCTGAGCAACCAGCCACAACATACGCCGAGTTCAAGCGTGAGATTCTTAACGAAATCGCACGTTGTTTGAACATGCCGTTCAATGTCGCTGCCGGTAATTCGTCGGGTTACAACTACGCATCCGGGCGACTCGATCATCAAACCTACTTCAAGTCGATCCGTGTCGAGCAGTCCCAGATGGCTCGCACCATTCTGGATCGCATTCTGTACGCGTGGCTGCGCGAAGCGATTCTCATCGAAGGCTATCTGCCTAACTCGCTTCGCACTCTCGACTCGTCGTTCGAGCATCAATGGTTTTGGGACGGACATGAGCATGTCGACCCAGCCAAAGAAGCCAATGCCCAGAAAATCCGCCTCGCCAATCATACGACAACTCTGGCCCATGAATACGCGAGGCAGGGGCGTGATTGGGAGGCGGAACTTAAACAACGCGCGAAAGAGATCTCGCTCATGCGTGAGCTCGGACTCTCGACCGATTCAACTTCACTTTCTCCAGGAGAGGTAACGGATGACGAAGACATTGCAGTCGAACAAGCAGAGTGAGGTGGATGCCGAATCGGTACCTAGCTCGCTGCGAATCGTTTGTGACGATTCCAGTTCAATCAATTTACATGCCGCTGAGGCTGCCGAAGAGGGCAAGCCGGCGCTGCGAAAGTTCTCAATGGTCGCTTACACCGGTGGCGCGATGCGTCTTGGTGGCTGGCCTTACCCTGTGGTTGTGGACCTAGCAGGCATGCGAGTGGCTCGCAAGTCGCGCCCAATTCTCAAGGACCACGATCGCGCCAGTATCGTTGGTCACACTGACGACATCATGGTCGGCGATTCAAGGCTGGAGGTCGCCGGCGTAATCTCGGGTGTGGGCAACACTGCTCAGGAAGTGATCGCCACCAGCGAGAACGGTTTCCCTTGGCAAGCATCGCTCGGAGCGAACGCCGACAAGGTTGTCTTCATTCCTGAAGGCAAGACTGCGACCGCGAACAGTCGCGAGTTCAAGGGTCCAGTCTACATCGCTCGCAAGTCAACGCTCGGCGAAGTCTCGTTCGTGGCCCTTGGTGCCGACGATGACACCGAGGCTCGCATCGCAGCTGGCCAGTCTGGCGATGACGAGGAGCTCGACAACGAAGAGTCGGACAACGACAGCACCGACTCCGATGATTCGGAGCTCGACCCGGTAAACGCCAGCCTGGATATGGGCAGCAAGCCCAAGCGTCCTGTCACTAGTGGAGTCGTTTCCAAGATGCGCATCGAAGCCGCTGCTGAATCCAAACGTATCGCCGGCATTCGCAAAGTGTGTGCTGGCAAGCATCCAGAGATCGAAGCTCGCGCCATTGAAGAAGGCTGGAGCGTTACCAAAACGGAGTTGGCGGTGCTACGAATCGAACGACCCAAGGCTCCTGATCAACAGGCAAGCCAACCGATGTACCGTCGCGAAGTTCTCGAGGCAGCTTGCTGTCTATCGGTTGGACTCGACGAAACCAAGTTGCTCAAGGCTTATGGCGAGCGAACGCTGAACTCTGCCGATCCGCTTCGGCACATTGGCTTGCGTGAACTTGTCGCCGAATGCGCACGACTGGAAGGATTCGATGTTCCACGCGTGTTCGGTGATGGTACGGCAACGATTCGCGCCGGCTTCTCGACGATGTCGCTCCCTGGAATCCTTGAAAACGTAATGAACAAGACACTTCTGTCTGCCTACGAGTCGACGCCGATCGCTGCGTTTGACCTCTGCAGCATCGGGACTGTGAGTGACTTCAAGGAGATCTCACGCTATCGTTTGCTTGGCACTGGCGGTTTCGAAAAGGTTGCGCCCGATGGTGAACTGAAGCATGGCAAGCTCTCGGACCAGAAGTACAGCAACAAGGCTGATACCTATGGTCAGATCCTTGCGCTGACGCGTCACGACATCATCAACGATGACCTCAACGCATTCATGGACATCCCGCGTCAAATGGGTCGCAGCGGAGCCGAGTCGATCGACGACCTGTTCTTTACGTTGCTCCTCAAGAACACCGGGTTCTTCTCCTCGGCTAACGCCAACTTGCTCACGGGGCCAGACACAAAGTTCGGTCCCGAATCGCTCACCGTTGCCAAGACAACCTTCCGCAAACAGAAGGCTGGACCGAGCAACAAAGCCAAGGACCAAAAGCCGATCAACATTCGGCCTGAGTTCTTGGTTGTTCCCGTCGAGATTGAAACCGACGCCGAACTGCTGATGGGCTCTGCGCAATTGATGATCGATGCGCAAGGAACGCCGACCAAGATCCCGGTCGACAACCCTCACCGCAACAAGTACCGCGTCATTTCAACGCCGCACTTGTCGGACAGCTACTACCAGGGAGCCAGCGGCTCGGCTTGGTATCTGTTCGCTAATCCGAATGTGCTGCCGGCGTTTGAGATTGTGTTCCTCAATGGTCGACGCACGCCGGTCATCGAACGCGTTGAAATGCCTGCCAACACGCTTGGCATGGGCTTCCGTTCTTACATCGACTTCGGTGTGAACTCGCAAGACCCACGCGCTGCGGTGAAGGTCACCGGCGAGTGATCTCCTTAGATGGGTCGGATCTGTCGGATTCGACCCATCCGTCCTAACAAACTCAAGACTCAAGACTCAGGACTCCAGACTGATATGCAAGCTCAATTCGTTCATGACGGTAAGGCCGTCGATTTCACTCCCACCGTTGATGTCGCGGTTGGATCAATCGTGATCCAAGGCGACTTGGTGGGAATCACCAAACGCGACATCAAGGCCGGCTCGCTCGGCTCCATCGCTGTGGAAGGTGTCTTTGACATTCCCAAAGCCCCCGCTCTGGCAATCGATTTCGAAGCGGGCACCAAGGTCTACGTCGACGAGGATGGAAGCGTCGTCGCTGACGATGTTGGCACCAAGTATCTCGGCAAAGTCGTTACCGACGCTGCCGCCACTGATTCCTTTGTCCGCGTTCGCCTGAGCCAGTGATGAGACACCGTGAGCAACAACGCACAAATCATAAACATTGGAGCGATCCACGTTGCTGACGGCACGACTGTTGACTTCGTACCTGAGGTTGATGTGCCTGCAGGTTCGATCGTCGTCGTGGGAAAGCTTGTGGGCATCGCCAAGTTTGGGATTGGTGCGGGCTCACGAGGCAGCATCACGGTTCGCGGCGTCTTTGACGTCGTAAAGGACCCAACCACCAATATTCCCGCTGGGACGATCCTTTACTGGTCGCAGATCAGTTGGCATGTGGTCAAGAACGCTTACGCCCATTCGATGATCGGCAAAGCCATAGAGGCCGCGCCGCCAGGCACACTCACAGTCCGTTTACGTTTGAGTCAATAGATGATGGCATCAATCGCAAAAGTAACAATCGATCGAGCTCGCGCAACGCATTCTTTGCGGATGGCCAATGGCCTTGTCAGCCAATGGCTCTCGGTGGGTGAGTTTCGAAGTTGCTTTTGCGTGGCAAGTCAGTCCGTTCAATCGGCGTGGATCATCGAAGGGCGTTTACCTAATGGCGATAACGTCCAACTCGCCAATTACGAAAACGATTTGTTTGATCCAGCCAATCCACGCTACATCACGATGAAGGCCATGTGTGGGCTGCCCATTCGGTTCGTTGCGGTTACGCCTCAAACGAACGCGCGATTGTGGGTGGTATTCAAGAGTTAGCGACGACTACCGCTGGCCCGCACCAGGGGCACGAGTTGGGCCTCGGCTCTCCAAACGATCCCTGCGTTTGCGGTCCAGCGTTAGTCGTCACTTCACAATGTTTCTGTTTTCACTGCTTAAGGATCCGTGTTCTATGAGAATCGCAATTCACGTCGCCATGTTGGCGATCCTCACTTGCCTTGCATCTACTGTCTCAGCACAGGAGGTGGTTTGCAAAGATGGCCAATGTTCGACTATCCAGTTGGTTCCTCTTACTGAAGAGATCCAGATCGATACATCCACCATCGAAAGCTCAGCCGCTAGTGATGAGGATCGATTCACCCAAGTCATTCGAGCCACAGTTCGTGTCACCATTAGCGGCGTTTGTGGGAGCGGAACGGTTGTCGGTCGCGATGCAGATGGAAACGCGATCGTTCTTACCAACGCTCACGTAGCGGGTACTCAACGAGGTCGCACCGTTAACCTCGAACGGTGGAACTCAGATGGTTCCGTTGAGCGAGGCCGAGGAGCTATCATCTCTTCCGGATATGGCCGAGGGATGAGCGTTGACTTTGCCTTGCTTAAATGCAACGCTGAGTTCGCGAAAGATGTTCGCCCGATTCCGCTCGCCGACCGTTATCCAACCAAGGGGGCAATGGTCAGCACTTACGGTTGCCCTCGCTGTGAATGGCCGAGCTTGCAAGTGCTTAGCTTGAATCGTAGCGAAGGACAGATTCTTACTTGGAAGCCCGAAGCGATTGGAGGTCGGAGCGGTTCTAGCGTGATCGACTATACCGATGTCGGGCCTCGTGTCGTTGGGCTACTCACTTGGGGAGGCGGTGGCGAAGGGCTTGGTCAATCGACTCCGTTCTTGCTCCAAGCCATGAAGGGCCGTTTACCGAAATCGCTTGAGGCTCTTCCACAAGGTGTACGCGAAGTTTCCGATGAGCAGGAAAAGTACCACGTTGCGACTTGGCCGACTCAACCTCTGGCTGTGTCGAATCAAACAAGCGATCCCGCCTCACAAGATGTCATTGACTCCATCGTTGAGCCTGACCAAGAAACTATCCTGCGTCCACGTCCGCGGGACGAAGATGGAAAACGCAATCCTGCGGATAGACCTGTCTTGGGATTATTCGAACGAATTCAACGCTGGATTCGCGACAAGCTCCTTATCGGATTGCTTGTGATTGGAGCATTCGCCGCGGGCGTCCTTTTCGGACGATCAGGAAGAAAACTTCTGCCTGTGTAGCATGCGTCCGTTCAAAGTTGTTGTCTTTCGTCTCTATGCTCTAGGACACAAGTCTGCACTATGTTTCATTGGATTGGATACTTGCTGTGTTGCTATTTGTCAGCGGATCTGTTGGCTGGCTTCTGGCATTGGTGGGAAGATCGTTATGCGGATGTGAAGTGGCCACTGATCGGCGATTGGATTGCCAAGCCCAATCAGCTGCACCATGACCAGCCTTTGGCATTCCTAGATCAAGGCTATTGGTCTCGCAACTCAACAACGATCATTCCCGCAGCGATCGCGTTCTTGCTGACGGTACCGCATCCAATCTGTGGAGTATTTGTGTTTGTGAGTCAGGCAAACGAGATTCACGCTTGGGCTCATAGCAAGGGAAAAGTCGCCTCATGGATCGAAGCACTGCAATCGATCGGTTTGTTGCAATCTCCAAAGCATCACGCACAACATCACATTGATCCATTTGAATCGAAGTACTGCGTGATGACTGACCTGCTCAATCCACTGCTTGATCGAATCAAGTTCTGGCGACGACTGGAGTGGATTGTTGAGCGAACGCTGGGAGTTGTTCCAAACAAATGAGCGATCTACTGAAGAACGGCCAGGAGTGGCTTGCCTCAAAACTCACCCAACACGCATCTCGTCAGGTCGTATATCGCCGAGGAGAGCTGGGAGCCACGCTCCAAGCAACCATCGGCAAGTCGATGTACGACCAGGACGATGGCGAGGGCATTGTGACTCGAAGCCAGGTTCGCGATTTCCTGATTGATACCTATGCACTGCTATCGTCGATCATCGGAACGCTGCCACGCCGAGGTGACACCATCGTGGAGATCGATGGCGACCACACCTTCATTTTTGAAGTGATGGCCCTCGGTGGCGATCCACCTTGGCGCTACAGCGATCCTTTCCGTTTGAAACTTCGAATCCACACTAAACAGATCGAATCCCATCCGTCATGACGACAGTTTTACAAGTTGCCGATAGTGTCACCGCCCAGCTCAATGCCGCTGAGTTCGACTTTGAATTCATCGCCGAACGCATGTACGTTCCTAATTTCGACCTCGAAGACATGAAGGAACTCCGCGTGACAGTTGTGCCTCGCGATGTTGAGCTATTCCCTCACGACCGCGCTCATAACAAGTACCACTGCCGCGTTGATGTTGCGGTGCAGAAGAAGTTTTCGAAGGGAACCAACGAGGAGATCGATCCGCTGGTTGATCTTGTGGAGAAGATTGCCGACGAGTTTCGTCTGAAGAGGCTCGATTCATTTCAAGCGGCTCGATGCGTGAAGGCCGAGCATGCTGTGCTGTATTCCAGCGAACACTGGGAACAGCTGCGCCAGTTTACAAGCTTGTTGACCTTAACCTTTGAACTAGCGCGATGATCAAGATCACGGTTCGAACTCAATTTGATAAGCATACGCTCAAGAAGAAGGCGGAAACAGCGACCTTCACTTCTTTGAGCGAGGCTGGCGGTTCGGTTCGAAAGACAGCCAAGCGGAGCATTCGGAAACGCAAGAAACCATCGAAGCCTGGAAGCCCACCGCATACACAGACAGGCATGCTCAAGCGAGTGATTCGCTACGACGTCACCAACAACCGAACCGTTGTCGCCATCGGCCCTGTGAATGAGATTGCTGGACGCATTTGGAACTTGCATGAATTCGGTGGCGTGGCAACCAAGCGTCGAAAGCTCAAGCCGCATCGATTTAAGGTTGGCGAGCATGGTCCCATCCGTGCCATACAACACGGAAGCAAGACCAAGTTTGCGAGGATCGAACTGCGAACTGCGGCGCAAGCCAACCGAGCAACTCGCTTGATTGTCGAGGAGAACGAGCGACGCAGTGACAACAAGCCTCGCCATTATCCCAAGCGACCATTCATGAAGCCGGCTCTGGAAGCCAATCGGAGTCGGCTACCCACGTTCTGGGCCAACTCAGTCAAGTAAACGTTCGTCATAAGGAATCATTCACAATGCCAGAAGTAAGACTTGGTCTCGAAGCAGTCCTCACCATTGACGGCGTCGAGATCACCAACGTCAAGGATTTGACCGTCAGCCTCGAGAAGGCCGAAGCGGATGCCAGTACACGCGCCAATAACGGTTGGCGTGCTACGGTCGGGACGCTGAAGGATGCGTCCATCGAGTTCACGGTGCTGAACAAGGATGGCGATAGCGCGTTCGGCTTACTTCAAGGCTTGTGGAGCAGCGGTGATCCATGTGATGTCGGCATCAGCGACGCTGGTGGAACACTCACGCTGACTTGCGAAGTGATGACCTTCAATGTTAACCAGAACTTGGAGGAGGTCATTTCGGCTGATGTGACTCTCAAACCAACGCAATCGACTGGCGGTGGTGGCATGAATGTGGGCCCGGGCTTGGCTGGTCCTTGATCGCTGTCGTTGTA